TAAGTAACCCTGAGTTTGTACAGTGTCACTTAGCAAAAAGAGTTAAGATACAGGGAGAAATGGTTTGCATTTACCGTGGACCTAATGGTACAATAGGCTACCACTACCCTATGTTTAAGTTTAGTGAATGTCCCAAGACATACACGTGCAGGTACACACCTAACGCTAAGAAGAAAGTAAGTGTACAAGATATACTAGATGGCCTAAAAGATGGCTTTGAATAAGAGAGAATTAAGATGGTAGCTTTTAGCGGTGACGTAACTAAATCTTTTCCTGTAGGAGGTCCATATCCTGTGGGGCTTACAGCAGATCAAGTTAATCAACTTAATGCTAGGGATGCTAAAGTCAAATATAGCAATGTGGGGTCTACACTACAACAATTTACTACCCCTACTAATACATCAGGGACAGCCGTTAATATGGGTAGTGATAATTCGTTAGCAATGGGGCGTACAACATTTGACGATCTTTCTAATAGGCAAGCAAGTATGCCACCACCTTCTAACAACGGAGAACTTGGTAGCAGCGAATTTAATCCTAATTATAGGCAAGCTATGCGCCAAGGAGGCGGTTCCAATATGACACCAATGCAAGACAAGCTAGACAAACTCAACCAAGAGCTATCTGATCTGTACGCACAAGATCAAAGTGATCCTGCTACGGTTAAAGCTATTGCTGATAAGACTAAAGAGCAGCAACAAGCTGCAGGACAGGCTTTAACTGAGGGCCAACAAAACCTCACCGCTTCAGCTATTAAAACACCTGAACAACTAGCGCAGCCAACAACTGTATCAACAATAAACCCTAATACTGTAGGGGCTACCATTGATCCCACCACAGGGCAAATTCCTGATGTTGGTATAGCGGCTGCTACTCAAACCGCTACAGGACAACAGGCGTCTACACCTACAGGTCTTACTCCTGCTTCCGTACAAGCTACCGCATCCCAACCTGCCGTAGATCAAGCTTTAACTGATACACAGGCAGCACAAGGTACTGTATCAACTACGATAGATGCAGCAACCAAAGACCCTACAACTATGGCAAGCACAAAGCTTGACGTAAATCAAATTGCAGATGCTACAAAGGTAGTACCGCCTGATGCCCGTAAGCTTGAAACAAATGAGTTAGTTGATGGTTCTGCCGTAGACATGGCTGCAGTAAAAGAAGCTACAGATATTAAAGCGGCACAGGCTGATCCATCTAAAGCTGCTACAGTCAAAGGTCAATTAGAAGACCTTATGGATGACTTTGAAGATGATGCTACCCCTGCATGGGCTGCAGGAGCTATGAGAGCCGCTAACGCAGCAATGGCTGCACGTGGGCTAGGTGCTAGTAGTATGGCAGGACAAGCCGTTGTACAGGCTGCTATGGAGTCAGCCTTACCTATTGCTGCAGCAGACGCACAGACGGTAGCACAGTTTGAGGCACAGAACTTAAGTAATCGTCAACAGGTAGCTTTGTTTGCTGCACAGCAACGCGCTGACTTTCTTAAGTTGGACTTTAATCAAGAGTTTCAAGCACGTGTTACTAACGCAGCAAAGATCAGCGACATAGCTAACATGAACTTTACTGCAGAGCAGCAGGTTGCATTAGAGAATGCACGTATGGCTCAGACTGTAGATATCACCAATCTTAACGCTAAGAACGCTAAGGTTATGTCTGATGCTGCAGCTATGGCAAACATGGATTTAGCTAACCTTAGTAACACACAACAGTCCAGAGTAGAGAACGCTAAAAACTTCTTACAGATGGACTTGACTAATTTATCTAACACACAGCAGACAGAGTTGTTTAAAGCACAGGCACTGCAGCAAGCTATCCTTAGTGACACTGCAGCAGAGAATGCATCTAAACAATTTAACGCTTCTAGTGTCAATCAAACTAATCAGTTCATGGCTACAATGGCATCACAGGTCTCACAGTTTAATGCATCACAGACTAACGCTTTAGCTCAATTTAATACGTCTGAGGTAAATGCTATTGCAAGGTTTAATACTGAGCAAGCAAATGCTAGGGATCAGTTTAATGCGACTAACTCTTTGGTTATAGCACAAGCTAATGCACAGTGGAGACAGAATGTATCTACTGTAAATACTGCTTCACAAAATGAGGCTAACATGCAAGACGCTAAAGCAGCCAATGCTTTTACTGCTAGTACGTTAGATCAGGTATGGCAGCGTGAGCGTGACCTTATGTCTTTTGCTTGGAAGTCAGGTGAGACAGCATTAGAAAGAGTTAACGCTGTTGTATTGCAAAACATATCAGCTACGTCTAGTGCTAATACCAGTGCTGCACAAATTTCTCAGGCAAAAAGCAGTTCAGATACAGAGTCATATGCTACAATTGGTTCAGCACTAATAGGAATATGGGGTTAAAATGGGACTTAATAATTACTTTGACAGAGATAAAAATACAACTAACACAAATTACTTAAAACGTAAGTTTGGTATTTCTGAGAGTGTAGGAGAAGACATAAGAAAAGATGCCAAAGTAAGAAGGTCTCAGGCAGGCACAAACGCCAGTTTGGGTATGAGAACTTTTGGTAATGTTGAGGTAGCTGATGCGTCTTCTTTGTTAGATGAGAAAGATGATACAACTTCTTTCATGCGGATGGCCCTTGATACTATTGAAAAAGCCACCAAGACAAGAAAAAATTCCTTTAAGAAATTTGATCCTGATCCAGAGTCAGGCAGTGAGGCTACTAAACGGCAAGATGAAATGCAAGGCCCAATGAGACCACCTACAAAAGAACAAACAAGTGCCAAGTATGCAGGAGATAATGCGCGTACAATAGAAAGCGTAAACAATTTAAAAGAACGTTTTCCTAACATTCCGAAGTATCAAGTTGACGCAATCTTTCAGGGGGAGTCTGGTGGGGTTAGTACAGCTAAAAATCCTGAAACTAACGCCTCTGGTTTGTGGCAGCTAATGGGTAACGCTCTAAAAGACTTACGTGACCTTGGATATGTAGACAAAAAAACTACACTTGCAGACGTTAGAGCCATGTCTAAAGCAGATCAGATAGGTCTTTATGGTGATTACTTGGCCCGTTGGGACTATGATGGCTCAGAGTCTTTAGGTATGATGCAAGCGGCCCCTGCGTTGGCAAAGAAAGCCGTTAATAACCCTGACATGGTTGTATACAAAAAGGGTAGCACAGCATGGAATCAAAACCCTCCTTGGCGTCCTGCAGATGGTGGTGACATAACGCCTCGCTCTATTGATGCATATTACTTTGGAAGCGCGCCTGAAACATCTTTACTTCCAAAGCTACGACCCTTTGTTGAAAAGAAAGTATAAAAATGAGTAAATCATTAAGCGGCCCTATTCCCGGCCAATCTCTAACAGATGAACCTAGAGGTTTTCCTTGGGAGAGACCTCCTGAAACGGCTGACCCTAAAGAAGCTCTAATGCTTCACATGGAGAATATGTCAAAACCTAAGTTTTCGGATGCGGTTGTATATATGCTGCAATTAGAAATACCTGTTGAGGTAATAACGAATACTTCTATTACTATGGCTGTAGGCAATGGGGTACACAGCGTTGATGTAGGACTTATTATTGCCCCTGCTGTACACAAAGAGATTGTGTCTATAGCAGAGGACAGTGGCGTTGAGTATGATGAATACTTCCCAGAGGGTGCAGATGAAGAGGCTGCTGCTAAGGAACGTATTAAGTCTATTGTTCTATCTAAGCTTGGAAAGGATGAGCCTAAGCCTATTGTATCACAAACAATAGAGGCTATGGGTAGCCCTGAGACAGAAGAGTTTGAAGACATGAGAGAAGAACAAGAAGAACAGGGTGATATGCCAGAGGGTATGCCAGAGCAACCGCCAGAGGAGCCTAAAATGTCTATGGGCTTAATGAGTAAAGGACTATAAGATATGAACTCTAAAGCATTAGCCTTAATAGCGGGTGCCTTGTCGGGTGCCGCTGCAAGTAGACAAAAGTTTAAAGACGAGTATAGAGATAAAAAAGAGCGGCAACGTGAGTGGATGAGTACTTATGGTCAGCGTATCATAAAAGACACTAACACTAAATCACAGCTTGCTATCGCTGCAGCAGGACGCTTAAAAAGCGCAGGACTTGCACCTGCCTCTATTAGAGAGCTTATTGAAAAGAATGGCGTTGGTAGTATTGTTGAAATGGATCAGGAAGTCCAGCAGTGGGAGAAGACTAACGAAAAGAAATTCTCTGCAGATCAGCTAAACCAGTTGTACAAAGGTACGGAGGGCTGGGAAAGTGCTAACGAACACTCTACTTATCAAGACGCAATTAAAGCCGCATTTGAAGCTCCTGAATTAACTGCTACTGATACAACTGAAACTGAGCCTGAGAGTTGGTATCAAAGTATGTTGGGTAGAATTAGAGGTGATGACTTAGCAGAGGGCTACGATAAGTTTCTTGAGGATGATGCAGAAGGCTTTGGTGGCAGTAGCATAAGGGACGTAAGGCGTATGGAGAATATGCCAATAGATACAGGCACAGAGGGTGCAGCTATCTTTAATCGTTCTGCATTTGATACGGGTGAAACTACTCAACAAGAAAAAGTAGATTGGCAATTAGGGCAAACTTCTATTCTTAGAAATGCGCTTGAAGCAGTTACAGAAAAGTTTGGTGCTGCTGCCTCTCTTGATGTACAATCTTTTGATCAATTCTCGGCGGCTTTGGGTGGAGAAACA